TGCCATGATCCAAGCCCCTAGGAGGGCTTCTAAATCACTTTGATTTTCTCCCCTTGTGGATCATCGCCCGGAATTGCCTACGATTTAAAAGGCTTTTATGCTTTGTCTTACAATTGCTTGCAATTACGCACAATTACACACGATGTGGTTTGTAAGACGATTTCTCACGAACGCTTACTTTGTCCAGATCGGTAACAAATCCTAATTGGTTTTGGCTTTCCTTCTTTCCGTCGGGCATTTCCCGTCGGGCAGTTTCCCTCATCGTCGGGCAGTTTACGCCACTTGATTTGGTCGTAATTGTCCAAGAAGGCTTTGGAGTTGCAGGATCGGGGGGTGTCCCCCTTTCCTGCCTGTCCATACATATTACTCATTTCTTTTATTCTTCTTTTGGTGGAGATGTTTGCCACTGAGTGTTGAAGGTGATGCCCCTCTTCTCAAAGAACTTTTCACAGGCTTTGCTCACGGTGTAGGACAAGTTATCCATGTAGGAATCCCAGTCCTCTCCGTTTGATGTGTCGATGTGAACGTGCTTGTTGTGTGGGACGTAGTTCAGGCTACGAGGTTTCTTCATTGGATTGATGAAAGGAGTTCTTCCAAGCGGCAGAGGAGGCAATTCTCTGTGTCTTCTTCGTCGGGCGATCCATGCTGGATGCCTTCAGTATTGCGAGCGACTAGTGCAAGTGCAACATAGCAGTCCCCTAGAAGCTCCCACATATCGGGAGCCTTGGAGAATAGCTTGGTGAACTTGAGGCTCTCTCCGATTGCAATGGAGGAGTCCATTGTGAATACGGTCTTTCCATTCTTGTCCAGTACCATGTCTGCGTCTGCACGGAGTGGAAACTCCATAGGTACTCTCACTTCTTCTTGGTCAATTCCAGCGGGTATGATGATGCTCATTTGTGGCGTTTTAGTATTGGGGTTATTTCGTCTGCGATTAGTTTTGTCTTACCTAGTGTGTTGTATGATTGAATATTCTCTAAGGTGTGGATGAGGAGAGCAAGCTCGCTTTCAAGGTAAATGATCCTGTTCTGAAGTTCTAAGTTGCGATCTCTAAGGTAGTCGTTTTCAGAATCCATGTTCCATTTTGTGTTTGGTGTTTGCGATCTCCTTCTTGGTTTCCTTGAGGGAGATGGAGTTGAGCATCATCACGCATTCCATAGGATTGTCCCGATAGAATATGGCAATGGCTTTCTCTGTTTGCTTTCTGGAGTGTTCGAGAAGCTGAAAGCAAAAAGCAACCAGTCCTCCCAGAACTCCGATTGATCCTACAATGATGACAATGGCGTTCATAGTTCTGCGGTGAGGGCAAGCTCCTCGTCAGCGGCCTTGATGAGCTTGATCAGTTCCTCTGCCTGTTCACGATCAATAGTGATCTTGTCTTGCTTGTGCCACTTGGCAAACTTGATTGCAACGTGGATGGTGGGTTCCAGCTTGTTGAGCAGGAGGTGTGTGTTTCGGTTTTTCATAGATTGATTATTTACCAAAGATTGAATCGAGGTGGGAGAAATATTGCGGGGGTTTGTTTTTTTCTTCAAGCTCTTTTTCAGCGGCTAGTGCGAGATGAAGGATCTCTCTGGCCCTCGCCTTGGAGATGCGGATCTCGTCCAATCCATGACGATCTGCTTGATTGATGCACACTTGAAGTAGTGGCGTGATGCTGTGGAGTATTGCTTGTGAGTGTTTCATATTAGCGGTCTCGGTCGTTATAGTAGTCGGGGTCGGGAAGGGCATCATTTTCGATCTCCTCGAAGTCAATGTCTTCTCCGCATTTTTCACACACGTCTGGGGTGATTTCTCCACCTCCCCATTGGTCTGCCCCTGAGTATTCAACTTTGAACTCGTGTTCACATTCTTCGTTTTTACATTTGTATTCTACTTTCATGTTTGGGTATCGGAGGTTGTGCCGATGGATCAATACTTTCAGGTGCAAGATTTATTGCAAGAACTTTTTTTATGAGCCGTGAAGCGGCATAAACACTAAGCCCCCGCCCCGAACATGACAACGGGACGAGGGCTTGTGCAACCAAACCGACACCAAATTTTTCTAACTCTTACGAGACTTTGTTCCAGAGCATTTGCTTCTTTTTAGCGTTGATATTATCGTACAATCCTTTCTTCTTCATATTAAAATGGGATGTCCTCGTCGGAGTTTACTGAATTGTTTTTGGGCTTTTGCTCACTCTGCTTGTAAGGCTCCTTGATGGAACCGGAGATGAAGTTTCCTCCATTTTTTCCGGTTTTGTTCCAAGCACTCATCTCCCACTCCTTGCCGTTGATGGTGATGGTTCCGGTGTATTGCGGAGCCTTGGGATTTGCGTTGTTTTTAGGGAAGAGGACAAACCTCTTTTCGTTGTCGTATTGCATTTGTTTTTTTGGTTATTTATCGTCAAAGCGCATAAAGCTCTGACGAAATTCAAGAGCTATTCTAGCTCTAGCACAAGCTCTGGCAAGTTTAATATTTAGGAACCAATCAAAAGGTTTCTCTTGCTCTCGTTCAATTACAAGGAACAAATCGCAATCATGCTCGATTGCCCTTGACTCTCTGGATGCTCCATCAGCGTTTAGCTGGGTGAGAGCCAATATGGTTATGTCTAGCTCCTTGGCAAGCTGTTTAAGCGTTCTGGAAGCCTCTGCAACTTGTCTTTCTCGGCTGTCCTTCCTATCCGTAGGGGAGAGTAATTGAATGTAATCCACGACGATTAGGCGAGTTTGATGGACAGCACACATACGGCGCATAGCCGCCCGGAGCTGGAGGGGATTCACATCGCCCTCGTCTCGGATATAAATGGGAAGAAGGGAGACTTGTGTTGCCGCCCTGCTGATTTTATCCATCTCCTCTTTGGTCGGCTGTTTGGAAAGAACTGATATGTCGGCTTGTCCATAAGAACTTACGAATCGATCAAACAATTCGCCACTGCTCATCTCAAGGCTGATAAATCCTACCGGATGACCGGCGGTAGCCGCCCTGGTCGCCATGTTGACAGCCATGCTGGTCTTTCCTCCCTTTGTAGCCGCCCCAATCACGATGAGTTGCCCCTTTCGGAATCCTCCGGTTAGGTCATCAAGAGGCTTGAATCCGGTGGTTATGCCGATGAGTTTTCCCCTGTTTTTGAATATTTCCTCGTAGGCACTCACCCTGTGCAATGCCACTTCTTTAAGCGATTCAATTCTCCCCTTGCTCTCTGCATCTGCCGCCACTGCCACTAGAGCCTTCTGCACGACTTCCGATAACTCTCCTGCCTCTGCTGGATTCTGGGCTGAAGCTATGATTTTCTCTGCCGCACTTATTGCTAATCTCGCAGTGTGTTTGTGGCGAAGTATCTCAAGGTAATCTTTCCAGTTGGATAGAACTGCTGGTGAAATAAAACATTCTGAAATTAAGGAAGCTCCTCCCATGAGTTCAAGCGTCCCTGCATTCTGCATATGATCCGTGATGGTGACTAAATCACAATCCTTGCCCTCCTTCCATAGCTCCAACACCCCTTCAAATATGCGTCGATGATCTGGATGATGGAACAGCTTTGGCGTTGCAAAGTCTGCCGCTTCATTAAGAATTGAAGAGCGTTGTAATACGCAGGAAAGAAATGCTTTCTCTGCCCCGTCAGATTGTGGAGTTGTCATGCCTTCTTCTTCCGCTTTGGTTCTGGTTTGGCGGCTTGCAATGCCCAATAAAGTACTACTTGCTTCTGGAATACGAACCACTCCTTTGATAGATCCTCTTTCCAAACCACTTCAAAGTCCCCCTCATCTTGCTTGCCAATACGGACGATGGCGTGAGAAGTGATTTGATTGATTTTTTTTGTTCCAACAACCTTAACACCTTTTGGAATAATCTGGTATGGGCCAATTTTGATATTCTCTGTTTCTTCTTTGCCAAGTAGAATTGGAACTTGCTCTTGATTTTCGTTCCACAATGCGGCATACCCTGCAACTTGCCTCCAATAAGAATCGCTGATCTTCTTGCTGGTTTTGAAGTCGATCAGAACATGATCCCCATTTGATCGCTTCGCAACAAGGTCAATGGTTCCGCCATAACACACTCCGTTATGAACGAGTTGAGTTTCAGTTGCCACCTTCTCCAGATGTTGCTCATCCCACCAATCAATGAACTTGTTGTAGCATAGCAAAGCCTTTTCGATGTCCTCGGTGGAGTAATCTTCAAGGTCGGCAACTTGCTGGTTTAGGTAGCACTCAATCAGAAAGTGGGCAATCGTGCCTATGTCTGCGGCCTTGTCTCGCTCCTTGCGGTAGTCCTTGCCCTCCATGCCAAGGTTCCATGCCCAATGAATCAACGCCCCAGCATCGTCTCCGATCTTGCAGATTGTGCTACCACCCGGCACTTGGGTCTTCCCGTCTGACAGGAAGTATTTTTGATGAGGTGCATTACGCACCAGTTTTACTTTTTCCATTCCTCAGTCATATGAGGCTTCCAATTCGTTGTCGAGAACAAAATCGTCCCAATCATCATCGGTCATTCCACTAGCTCCCGTGGCGTTCCCAAGCCCATTCTGCGTCACAAAGATTTCACAAAGTAAGGCAAGTGCATCAGCCCTGTCAGGAGAATTTCCCTTCGTGCGTTTCTTCAAATCCTTTTTGCTTTCCAGCAACGTGCGTTCGTTTTTGAGGGAATAGATTCTTGCACAAAGCTCCCTAGCTGTTTGGTCATCAAGACCACGGAGCCTTCCAGCCATCACGATCACCTTGATCTGTCCCCAGAGTTGCGTGACTCGGTTTGCATAGACTTGCTTTGCAGGACGTATATCCTCTGGGCTGATTGGAGCATCGGTAGCGGCTCCACCAAAGCTCACCCTAATAAACCCGTTCTTCCATCGTTGCTGAATGATGTCTGCGATACCAGCACCACCTCCAGTTGCATCAAGTGCAAAGTCCTCTGGCCTCACGTTGTGCTTGTTGAGAAGCTCAATCGTCTTGTCTGCCACTTGATAGAACAACGGATAGTCTGGGCTTTCTTGTAGGTGAATCCTGACTGTCTCGGTGAGAAGCATGGTGAGCTGTCCATCCGTAGCTGTTCCCACTTTTGCAAATCGCAAGATGCAATCATCGCCATCGGTGGTGAAGGCTGGATCAAGTGCGGCAATGGTCTTCACGCCACCACCAGACCAGAGCGTAGTCTCCCTAGCTCCTCCCTCCTGAATAGTTGCTGAGTCTAGGATTGTATTCCTAGCTCCGCTCTTGCTCCACATCCCTCTGCAATAGCTACTCCACTCAAGGCTTCCCTCTCCAAAATTCTTCTTGATGGTGTCCACGTTCTCCTGCCCAAACAAATATGGATAGATGGTCTTTCCAGCTTTGATATTGGGTGATTTGAGTCCATCAAACCTCACGCATATTCCGCTCTTGGTTTCCCAATGCTCATCATCATCTCCAATGCTTCTCCAGCCCATACGAGGCTCACAGAACAGACCATGCGGATCATACATGGAGGAGGCGTTAGCAATAGCTATGAAGTGATAGAAGTCCGTTCCCACTTCCAAGTTAGCCCTAGCTGAATACACGGCAGGATTAGTTTGAGCCGCTTCGTCAACCATGACCACCATGCGAGGTAAGTGAACACCCTGTAGCTTTCCTACCGCTTGCTCCACAGCCCCTGAATCAACAGCTAAGGCAATGATACTGCTCCTGTCATCCCCCCTCTGGAACTGGATCTTGGTCTGGGAGTCCACAACATTCAGTCCAAACAACGGCACGGCAGGACGAACGAACCTCATCATTTCAGACCAGATACGACCACGGAGGGAAGGCACAGTTGTGGAGGTAAGGGCGACACGGGTAGCCATAGGCTTCGCCAGATACTCAACCAAAGACAGGAGAGTGAAGGTGAATGTTTTGCCAGCGGCGGCACATCCAGTCACACCAATCTCGTCGTAGTTAGTCCATGCCCACAACGCTAGTTCATTCCAATCATTCCACGACCGAATCACGTCAGGCCATAGCATTGCAATACAATGCTTGATATGCTGGCCTCTGGACAGGCCGCTATATGTGGATGGGTCTTTAGCCCCCACCATCAGCAACTCTATTTCAAGTTGCGTGATGGCAGGAAACTTACTGAGATCCAGCCCGTAGGTCTGGAGTTTCAAGGATTACAGAGATTTCAACTGAGCCATGATGGACTGCATTCCAGACTTAGGAGTGCCTTTGCTCGTCGTCTCCTCATCGGAGGAAGAGCGGCTAATCCTTGCCTGAACGGAAGCATCTTCCTTGGCTCGGTTCTTGTACTTTGCAAGCTCGGCTTCAGCCTTTGCCAGTTTCTCAATAGCATCCTTTGCGGCTACTGCGAGGAACGGAGCGAGTGCCATGTCGTTCTGGCTGGCAGTACCCATCATAATGGCTTTAGCGGCCTCTACACGGGCTTTAACTGCACTATCATGGGCATCGTCACCGATCATGCGGAACAACTCGTTCTTGGAGGCTAGGTGCGAGGAGATGCGATCAAAGTTCTTATTAACGTTGTTAATGAATTCTTGATTGCTCTTCTCGGCTTCCACCTGAAGATCTTGATTGGTCTGGCGATAGTTCTCCAAGGCTCCCTCAAGATTACCACGCTTGCTGTCAGCATCGTTAATAAGGTTGAGGAACTGAGCGGCGGCGGCTCCACCTCCGAAGGACTCGTCGATAAACTCAATACGCTCCTTGCCCTTCAGGGAGAGTGCCTTCTCAGCAATAGACTGATCATCTCCGATCTCCTTGGCAAACACGGAAGCCTTCTCAATTGCCTCGCTATAAGGTTGCTCATACTTTTCCTTGAACTTGGGGGAACGCTCAAAGGCAGTACGCTCTAGCTCTGCCTCCATCTTCTCCAGCTTCTCACGATAAGTGGCAACCTCTGAGTCTTTAGCCTTCAAGGTCTCCTCGTAGGACTCTGCCTTGCGACGAAGCTCGGCAATGTTTTCCTCCTTTGACTTCTTGGCCTTTGGAGCCTCGGCAGTCTCTGGCTCTTTGGTGAGGTCTAGGTCAGAAAGGTCAAAACTATTAGTTGACTTGTCCTCAACTTTTTCCTTGGTCTTCTTTTCCTTCTTGGGTTCCTCAACCTTGTCCACGTTGTCCAAATGTTTAAGGAACTCATCAGACTCCATGCTAGTAACTTCCTCAAGGCTCTGAGGGATCTTCTCTCCGCTCTCAAGTGCGGCGTAATCCACCCTGTCAATCTTTGGCTTCTGATTGATCTGGCGGCTTAGTACTTGCTCAAACGTCTCAGAGACTGGCTCTGGAGTGGTGGCAATGATGGGGTCTGCTGGTATTGTTGTTGGTTCTGACATATGGGTGTGTTATTAAAATTCTCCTTGATAGGAAGGATTGACTTCCTTGATCTCATCGGGAGTGACTGATAGCCCGTGAAGATCAGCAATGATGGAAGCACGACCAGCATCAAATCCAAAAAGGATGTGAGCATTGTTCGTGCTGTATAGCTGGGGTGTACCGCCAATCGTCTTGGCGGCTGTTAGCCCGTCCACAACGGACAAGGCTTGTTTCATAATAGGAAGATCTAGGATCTTCTTGAGTTCCGACGCAAGGGCTGAATCAGCCCTCCAATCTGTGTATGTCATAGTAGGTCTTTTTGTTCTGGCATTTCATCATCGCTGAAAATGATGTTGTTATCTTCAGCGTTGTGTATTTCATCAAGAGCTTCAGTAACAGCATCAATGTGGACTTTCACGTTAAGACCGCCCACCTTTTCTGCGTGTTCCTTACAGGCTTCGATAGCCTCTTCTACAGTATCTCCTATACCAATGCAATCACCAATTTCAGGCATATTAATTCCTTGATGATTGATGATCCATCCCTGTCCTTCAATGTTGGCATAGTTACGCCACTTAATCCATTGACGAACGGACTCATCGCATTCCACGGGGCAATTCTTTTCAGCGGCAAAGTCTGAGCTAATAATAGCCAAGGCTCCGTACTTAGCCCTCCAGACAGGATCTACAAGCTCGCCATTTGCTCCAGCTTCTACGATCTCACCAATGTTCTCCACCATCTCCCAAAGCAGGGCAGAGGGAGGTGCAGGGCATCGAGTCGTCAAATCAATTAGATATGGTGTGCCTTCATCCGTGACTCTAATCTCGGTGCTGAAGAACTGGCAATATCCACTCTCCTCAAGGAAAGGTGATAGCTTTTCATTAACCACCTTAACTGGCTCTGAGAGATCATCGTACTCCCTTACTGCCCCAAGGTATCCTCTGTCCTTCACTTCCACACCAGTAAGGCAGGAAGAAGGGAATTTACCATTGATGCAATAGCCATCGTATCCAGCTTCCACCACGCTATCCACCCTATGCTCCACAACGAAAGACATGATGGATGCGGCACAGCCAAGATCAACTTCTAGCTGATCCAAGCGAGGCTTAACGATGTCGTAGCTCTTCGCCTCAAAGGTTTCTGCTAATCCACGGAATCCAGAGATCTTAACATACACATCGTCGTTATTACGGATGTAGTCACGAAGCTCGTCCATGCCAGTAACCAAGGCACACTTGCCTACTGGTAGTCCAAGCTCCTTCATCGTCTCCTTGGCTCTCCACCGCTGGATCTCTAACTTCTCTCCGAAGCCAGCCGCCCAGACTTTCTTTCCTTCAGACTTGAGTAGCTCTGCAAGATTCATGAATCCCACATCGGGAAATACGATGAAATCTACTTCGTCCTTATACATCTCCCAGCTATTAACACGCTCTACTCCCCTCATGCCAGTACCCACCAATGCAGGGCCAAGCAAGGGAAACGCCCTATCTGAGAAAGGGACAAAGTACTTCACATCAAAATCCTCGGCAAGCCTCTCAGCAAATGCCGTGAACAATCCGTGATCAATTACCAAACAACTACGCCTCGTCATATACTCCCATTTCCTTGGCTTGATTGTCTCGGATTGTTTGAATTAATAGTTTGTGTGCCAGTGCCAATTCCGAATCCTTTCCATGAAAGGTGCGGTGATAAATGTAGCGATCATAGATTAGTGCCACAATCACTTCCGTTGCTTCTGCCTTCCCCGAATCAAAGGGGTGGTTTTCCATTGTTTTGTTTTTTATGGTTGGATGCCGCCGTATTTAGCGGCAACCTTCAAGCGATCTACCATTAGACGCTGTGAAGTCTTTTTATCCTGAAGCTCCATTTGGTGTTGAGCCTTTGCGGATTTGATAGCCATGTCATTCTGCAACTTCATGCGATCAAGTTGAATCTTGTTCATTGCCACCAGAGTCTTGGGATCTTGAGGAGGCTGACCAGCTTGCTGTTGCTGTTGAGCCATCTCCTGTTCCTGAATCTGCTTCGCCATTGCATTGATCTGATCAGCGATCTTCATCAGCTCGGAAGTCTGCTCGTTAAGATTATCAAACTGCTCCTGACGGGTTGGATCTTCCTCAAGATATTTGAGATGGGTAAGAATATGAGGAATGGCAGACTGCATGATTGTAGCAACCATGCGAGGATCTGCTTTCTGATCCTGAATCCCTTCAATAAGGCTACCAGCAAATTGCAAGTGAACAGTAAGGTGAACAAAGTGATTCTGGTCTGGATCAATAATAACCTGACCACCACTCTGGAACGCATTATTCTCAAGGGATGAGATGGAAAGATCATTCCCATCTGGCTTGCTCTCTTCTGGAATGCCGAAAGTTTCAACCCCAGTTTGCCCTGCAATTGCCGCTATATTGGCATTAATAACTCGTTTCCGATTGGACTCTGGGAGTTGAGGGAGGTACTCGCTGATAAGCTCCATAGCTTGCATACGAGCGGCAGACGATCCTTGTCCAATGGAACGAGTGGCTTTGACGTATTCAATGTCGAGCATGGCGGCGGCAGGAACCCCACGATTAAGGCAAGCATCTTGGAAAGCAATAGCCTCACTGCCTCCCTGATCCTCTATGAGGATATTGGGGTTGGAAGCCCTGCGATAAACTTCCTTATAATGAAGATCAAGAGCCTGAAGATAGATTTCTGCACGAGTATTTGTTAGTCGGCTTTTCTCTCCGATTTCAATCTCGACTTCCTTATTTCCCTTCTTGCGTCCTCCACCACCACTAACGGTGGGAAGGAAGCTACCAATCTCATCAGCTTCCTGTCCTTGGAACATGGAAGCCACTTGCATCGCAGAGCTGAGATTAGATCCAACATTAACCTGAGTGAGCTGTAGACCCGGAGGAAGAATGCGATAAGGCCCAATCTGGACTGTCTTCATCTTCTCTGCATCTGCGGCAGAATTGGGCTGGAACATAACGGCAGATCCAACAATCACACCCTCCATGAGTGCATTGTTCACACGATTAATAGCCTCTGCCCATTTATAAACCTTCTGACCCAATCCTCTCACGCCATGATAGTAACCATTACCAACTCCATTAAGATATACCGTGAAGGCATTGGAAAACTTCTTATAACGGCTGGGCATCTTGCAAAGCCACTCGGTTCCATTGAGTCGATCAAAGATGTAATGGCTAACACGACCATCATATTCCTTTACGAACATATGAGCCACCTTGATGATCTTGCTCTTTGCGTATGAATAATAAAGTGCGTTCAGCTTCAGTTCCTTCTGATACCATTCCCAAGGACGACGCTGATCCTGATCATCCACCCTAGCATCCATGATTGCTTGCTGGCATTCCTCAACATCCCATCCTCCACGCTTTGCGGCTTCTTCATTTTCAATATAGCGATATAGTTCTTCGCAATACATTTCATCCAGAACATAGCAGAACTCCCAATCGTCTTGATTAACTCCAGCACCCTTGGGAACAACTAGGCTCCAAGGATCAATAGCCTTTGCCTTGAAGTCAGTCCCATCGGGCCAATACATACAAGCCTGACCGTGAATCACCAATTGCTTGTGAGCGATCTGATGCTGAGCAAGGAATCCGGGGTTAGTCTTAGCTAAGAGCTTATGGAACTCATCGGAAATGATTCGGCTCCATTCCTCCCTCTTTCCCATGTCGGTTCCATACTGAGTTTTTACAGTGGCGTATGTTGCAACAGAAGTAAGGATGTCAAAGTAAGGTATAACTGCGGCCTCCACCTTAGACTCAGCGTGTCCCCAATTTACGTTGATTCGGTCTCCTTGCCCCATCTCACGCAACTGCTGGTCATTATAGGGGGAATTTCCGTCGATAATTCCTTGAATCTGACTACGGCGGTAAGAGGCAATCTGATCGTCATCAATCAGAGTATAAAGCATACTACGGGCTGACCCTGCGTCCTCAACACGATTTTTGGGTGGCTTTTCGCCAACATTAGGGTCAATCAATCCGTAAGTAATCATATTTTAAGTAGTGATTCAGCGTTTGTGATGTCTGGATTCTTTACCCAGCACCATTCTGGACGCTTGGAAGTTGTCTCACTTTTCTCACCTGTTAGCAAGAGATTTCGATTGACATGGACAATTGCTTCATTTTTGCATCCACATACACCACAGCTATTAAGGTCAGGATCGGAAGGCGTTGTCCTGCTTCCCTTTACCTTGCTAACCATCTCTCTAATCGCCTGACCAGCACCGCATCCAGAACAGAAATTAGCTGGCATATTATAAAAACACCTAGTGCAGATTTCAGCCCTTTTATTAGCTTCATTCTGATCAACCCAAACTTCCTCTCCCTTAATTCCTGCCATTGCCATAGCCGCAAGAGATTTAATTCCCTTTAAAATTGTTTCGGCAGATAGGTTGGGCTGAAAGCCGAGGTTTTGTTCCCCTGCATAAGTACACCATCCTGCTGGCAATTTCATGCAAATCTGATTCTCAACTCTGTCTTTCCAGTCAGAAGGCAATGGAATGTCGTTGTCACGATAGTGTGCCTCCACCTTCTTGAAAAGATCCTCAATAGAAAGGTATCCTTCTATTCTAAATCCATTTTCAGGAACCGTGAATGAGAACCTTCCCGGAGGAACATGACTAACGTCCTTTAACTTCTGATAGTTCATTCGTCGTCAATGATGTTTGCATTCATTGGATCAAGCAATACTTCGGTGGCGTGTTCTAGTGCCATTTTATACCCATTCATGAATGCCTGTCTCATATAGTCCTTATGACCATCTGCCGATCCATGATTATTGCTGTAATAGCGAATTCCCTCTGTTTCGTACCAGTTTTCAAATTTATTTGTTGCGTTCATTTTAATTAGTCTTCTTGTTGTTCATGCCAAGGATATTCCTCATCTGGATCGTCTGGAAGGTTTTTGCATTTGTTTCCACACTTCTTCCACGCAAGCTCCGAACGCAAGAATTGTTTTTTCTTTTGCTCTGGGAAAGAAGGCGTGAGCGACCTCATGCGGAATGATCTCAATAAGTGATCTTGTGTACTTTGGTGAGATAATGATTTTTTTTCTTTTGTAACTACAAGCGGCATCGTCTGGTACTCCCTTAGTTTTTCCTGCATCACCCCATCCGTACTCCCAATCTTGTCCCTTGATGGTTATGGTTCCGCATTTTGAAAATTTCATCTGGGTTTAAATGTATTAAAATAAGACCATATTGCTATTGCTACCAACATGGCTATTGTTAAATCAACCATTCTATTATGCTTTGTATAAAATCATCCCACGCCTCTCCACAATAACCTTTTTAACCTCAACAAGATCTCCCTTGGAGTTTGGAACGTTTGTAATTTCTGTTGTTAGCCTGTAATCAATATTTCCTCGCTTCATGTCGTTAATTACATTGTTAAGCATTTGTTTTTGATATTGGCAATTAATGTCATAAGGCCCAGCCAATACGCTGTAATCTTGGCAGATATAATAAGGCGGCTGAACTGTGTTGTTGTCGTTTGTCATTTGAGTTTGTAATGAGGTACTGGGTAAATCTTTCTTCCTGTTTTGATTCTAAAATTCTTTTCAATAATATGCCCGTTAATTTTGAGGAGGGCTATTTTGGCAACGGTGTGGGATAGCGAAAGATTCCATATTTTTTGCAAATCCCTACTAGAAGCAAAGCCATCCTCAACCTCATCCAGTTTAGCATGAAGGTTGTTTTTGATTGCATCAAGCCATTTATTAGCACTCATAGTGGCAACCTCCATTCTTGGTTAAACTCTCCTCTGGTGATGAGCCAGACTGCCGAGTCCTTTGGGCCAATCTCTCCGTACACTATTCCTTGTCGCCATCCGAGTGTCGCTCTTCGGGCCTTTGCATAATCCATTTCACCTCTGCGAGTAAGCGTACCAACGCAGTATCCCGTGCTTTCTTTAATTGTGCGGCCCTCTCCGATCTGCGATCTGTGAGTGTGACCAAATATGACCTTGCCTCCATACATTTCTGCCATATCCCTAGCCGCATTTTCATTGTAGATAGTTCCATGAGTGAACGTAACATCTCCAAAAACAAGCCGCTGAAAAACTCCAGTATAAGGAATCCTTCGACAACCGATTTTAACAAACGCCTCATCAATGAAGTTTGTTGCTTGCTGGGCGGCATATGCGAGGATTGCATTATTTGAATTGAGTAATCTGGGTATTCTATCTTCATGGTTTCCATCCAGCACATGAGTTGGTCGTAGCTCTCGCAAAAAAGCAATCCCTCCATCAATGTCTGGGGCAACTGGCTCTGATTCGTCACCACTTCCAGCCGCACCGTGTCGCAAGGCCGCTGTATCACACCAATCACCCAGATGAACACATATAGTCGGCTTCCATTTGTCTCGCATGGTAAGAACGGCAGATACTGCACTAGGGTCAGCGTATTTTCCGTGACTACAGGAAACGGCAATAAATTTCTCATACTTGGTAGCAATATGGGGGGCTTTCGCCCCCCTGTTTTTAGCTTTAGGCTTCATTTGGAACTAGGGAAACAAGCTCCCACTTTGAAGGATCTTTCTTGCCCGGAGCAACCCCTGCGTCAACCAAAGTTCCGTTCTCACCAAACTTTGTTGCTGAAGTGAATAGCTTCTCGTCGAAAGTGAGTGCCTCAATGACCTTGCCATTGTCGTTGAACTCAACCGAGTAAAGAACCCACTTCTTTGCGGCTCCATCCTTGCTCTGTGCCGCCACCTTGGCTTGCGTGGGCAGTACGCCCCTCCAAGTGGCTACAGCGTTTCCTGCTGGCCTCACAGATGGGTTTTTGTCCATAGCTTTTGCAATGGCAGGACGAGCCTCCTCTTTCTTTGCCAATCCAGTTGATATGTTTCCATCATCATCATCCTCGGTTGCAAGACCAAGCACGGCGGCTAGGGCATAGCGGCGAGCGTAGGTGATGGCACTTCCCACTCCCTGTGGGGACTGATCCTTCAGTGGGAGAAGAAGAGTGGTGGTAGTTGAGTGACCAGACTTGTGAAGAATGGTTGTCTCAACCCCTGCTGTTCCGTCCATAAACAATGGCTGTTGCTGGATAGCTAAACCATGCTTTGCTAATACTGGACGAGTGGCTTCCACGATTGCATCCAAAGGAGCATACTTCGACTTGAAGTAAGGATTGGATGCTGTTTTGGGAACATTGGATAGTTCCCCTATTGCGGCAACGAGTGCCTGTGCGTACTGCTGTTGTGCTGTGTTTTCCATATTTTTGGTTTATCCCCTCTCGTCGGCTTCAATCATTGAATCGTCGATAAAGGAAATTGCTTCATCTAGGGTTGTACGAAGAGACTCAAGAGACTCAAGAAGAATCTCAATCTTTTCGTCTTTTGATAGAGGCTCCTGTTCGCTCACTTGCAGACAAGAGAGGTGATTGCGAGAGTCGTTGCAATCGCTGTTGTGATACCACAGAACCAGAAGACGAGAGTGATCCTGCTTGAAAGAACCTCTTGATCCTCTCGGATCTGTTTCCATGATTCTGCGTAGCTGTTGATAACCTCTGAATGGTCGTTGAGGATTTCTGCGTGGTTGTCGATGACTGCTCCGAATGTTTCGAGTTTGATGTTGTATTCATCGCACTTGGAGATGGTGGATTTCTTTTTAGGTTTGGTTGTTGGTTTCATAGATGGGTGTTTTATGGGGAGGGGAAAAGGATGTCGAGAATTATTTTGAAAAAAGATTTTCAATGATCGTGTCAAGATACTTGCTTGCCCTGTCTGATGGGTACTCGGAGATAGCCCAATTTACTGCGGCTATGAGCGACATGAGGTTTTGTTTCTGCTGGAGGAAACGATCATTAAGGGATTCAAATTCCTGTTTGAGTTGTTCATATTGGTTTTTCATAGAGCCTCCTTTTATACCAACCCCCTTGGTATGCAAGAAAAATTATTTGCTTGACGCAAAAAAGAGGGTCAGTAAAATTCCCACCGAAGGTGCTTCAAACTAGGCTAGTCCACAAACTTTCCGTAGATCCTCTGTCCTAGCCAACCATCCCTTCAAAAACTTTCTGGATGAAGGACGAGCTTCTGCCAGTGATTCATAAAATGAATCTTGTATATCCAAAAACTTACTCGCATTAGCTCCAGAGGCTCTAATTATCTTGGTCGCCCGACCTACACCACAATTCACACAGCAATTAAAAAACACCCAATCCAAGGGAATCTTGTACTCATCACAATGAAGGTTGTTGTACTCCGTCCAGTAGATTCCAGCGGCTTGTTCAGCATTCAGATTCCGAATGTCTACATGAGGGTGTGAGCGTTGGTCAATCCCAAATTTGGTGGCTCCTCCGGGGTCGTCCTTGTCATCCTCGTAGGAAGTCCCCTCCCACTTGAAAAGCCAAGGGATTATCTCATCCTTAAACCGAGCCGTCATCATAGTATCTCGGCTTTACAATCCTCTGATTCACCTCCACCTCTGGTGCTTGAGCGTTGGAATCAATTTTCTGGTCGTCACTAATGTGTTGGAGGGCTGATACTGCCTTCCAATCAAACGCCGCTTGACCCGTTATTATCGTAACTGCTAGTGCCATGAATGCCATAATGCTCGTAGTCGCAAGCTCCACAATTTCTCTCGCCACCTCTGCGTGGGATAGTATCAAAAGTGCAGAACCAATAAAGACAACGAGTACAGCTATAGAGGCACAAGCGGCATACAACGCTTTCTTGGAGCCAAGTGGCTTCTGCTCCAGCTTCTCCTTGATTACAGATGACCGAGACTGACCCATGTGATTCCTCCAGTAATGATGCCAATACCGCTGGCGAAGAGGAGTTCATAGGCAATCAAATTGGGGGGTAGGAATGAAGCAAAACGCATGGCAAATAATCCAGCACTAGCACCGGCAAGCGTGGAGGCAATCAAAAGTAGAAGGTGGAGATGATGCAGGGCATTATCACGCTCCTTGGTAACTACGCCTAGCTTGGCCTCTGTCTCATGGAGCTTGGCAGTCTGGGCATTGATAGCGTCCTGCACGACTATTAGCTCCTGTTTGGCAATAGCGGCATCTGCTTGGGCTTGGTGAACAAGCTCACGTTGATGCTCCACGGTCTTGATAATGTCTGCCTTGGTAATGGTGGTAGCCACCATGGTTGGGGTGGTGAGAAGCATGAGGGCTAGGAGGGTGCGTTTCATCAAGCCCCCTTATACCACCTATAACTACCTAACTCAAGTAGTTAATCTATCCCTCCCAGACCACTTCCCGCTTTGAGGATTCGTATTGCTTAATCCTTTTTATCTCTTTTTCTGCGTGAGTGAATGTATCCATATAAGTAGGGCTTTTTATTGGACGATGAGTTAGCCAAAACCACAGAAACTTATACTGGATAAAATACTGGTCGGATCTGGTTTTGATGATCCTGTATTTTTTGTTCATTTGTAATCCGGGCGGCGGGTGCGGATAGGGAAAGTAAAACGACTTGCTGGCTCTTTGGTCGAATACTCAATACGAACCCAACCAAAAAGTTTTCCATCATACCATTGATCTCCAGTTTGAGGTATTTCGTCTGGGCCAAGCTCTCGCCATTCGGGGACGGGTTCCTCACAATCGCAGTGGCTAAACTTGTGCGTGGTGTTGGCGCAAGTTGGGTTGGCTGGTTCCGTTACATTTCCTATGCACTTATCAATATGTGCAGAGGTTTCGGTTTCCTCTGGCGAGGGGGCGAGTGGGGCTAGTTCTTCACGAATATCATTTGCAGTTTTAGGACACCCTTCCTCCTCTATTGCTTCAATCGCTCTTTCCAGAAGCTCACGGAGCCTTGCGACCTCGTTGGTTTTCTTGGCGAGTTCGCGTTCTAGCTTCTCATTATTATTGCATCGGCAGAAAGCTGGGTTTCCAGCGTAGGCTTCAGATTTAAAACCACCGCAAAAATTGCAGTATTTAGTCTGGGTACTATAGACAGACAAATTGTCATGCCATCCTTGCTTCAATATAGTTTCTTGGTTCATTCTAGGTTTTGGTGTCTGCGTTGATATGCTTCTTCGTCCCAGCCGCTTTCTAACTCTGCGATGCGTTCACGGAGCCTTGCGACTTCGGCTTCTAGTTTGAGGTTCATTTCTCCGACTGGTTCACAAGCATAGCATGACCCTTGGCATCCCCGCTTAAGGCGATCAAGTTCCTCACGAAGCCTTTCGACCTCGTTGGTTTTCTCGTCGAGCTGTTTTCTGTACTCAACGCAAGCGTCTAGTGCTTTATTAAAAGTGTCTTGGTTCATACTAGCTGTGAGTGGTAATTAGGCTTTACTAGCTTCGGGTAGTTGTTCTGCTAGGTGGTGAAGTTGCTTGATTATCGCCTCGGCTTTTTCGGCTCGTTCCTTCCAATGAGCGGCGAGTTCATCGCCACGCCTTGCGGTGTCCATGACCATCTCTTTGAGCCTTGCGATTTCGTTGTTGGTATCGGGGTTCATATTCATATTGAATGCGGTGCTGATGTTTTTATTGGTTGTGAGGTCTTTTACTGGTGAGTAAACCTGTGGTGTTTCAGTAAACTAGGATGGTTTATTGTTCGGGTTGTTCCGTGTTTTTATCCGTGTTCAATTCCGTGTTTTTATCTGAGACGGGTTCCTCTGGCGAGGGGGCGAGTGCGACGCTTGCTTTTAGCTTGGCGAGTTCCTGTTCTGGAACACCTGTTATCCTTGTGAAAGGATCAACAAGCCCATCAGCAATTTCAATCGCTCGGTTCAGAAGCTCACGGAGCCTTGCGACCTCGTTGGTTTTCTCGGCGAGTTCGCGTTCTAGCTGGCGGGAGGTTTCTACTGGCACTACAAAGGCTTTTAATCCCATGGCCTCGCAAGCCTCATCCGTCCTAGGCGTATCGTTTGTTTCGGTTTTCATAGGCACAAAACCTATGCCACCAGCTTGCCACTTGCAAGCACTAATTTTTAGTGGGATTTAAGCCAATTCTCAATCACTACGGCCTTCCCGTCAACAGCAGAGAGATTGCCCTGCACAGCAGAAATATGGTCAGTCGCAGATGCCACCGAAATTGGTGAAGCAAGATGAGAACATCCAGAAAGAATCGAAATAAGGCTTGCCATAAAAATGACCATAAGTACCCCAAACCAAAACTGACGATCATCAACGCTCATTTATTCCTGTTCTTGTGATCTGCGTATAGGTCATAAGCCAGTTTCGCAAAAGAAGCAAGTCCCACAAGAATACCAATAATCATGCTTGCCACACGAAGCTCTAGGTCAAGAGTTGGGTCAAGGCTGATAGCCGCCGCCGCAATAGGGGCAGTAAAGCCTATTGCTCCAGTAGCGGCAGTATCAATGTGGTGCATGACTAGGAAGATTTAGGTGCTGGAGCCGAGGTGGTCTTGGC